TTCAGGGACTTAGTAAGTTAGCGCGATCTGGAGAGAAGGGATCACGCGCTAGACTTATTGCAGTAGTCGGGACAATAACGATGGCAAGCATTCTGCTACGGCTTTCTTATGAGGACGATGAAGACTACGATGCATTGGAAGAGTGGCAGAAAAATACTTATTGGCCGATTAAGGTTCCCGGTACTAAAGATTTCTTCTTCCTGCCTAAACCGTTTGAGATTGGAGCCATTGCTTCTGTTGGTGAGCGCATAACCGAGAACTTCATCCGCGATATGGGGAACGAAGCGTTCGGTGGAACTAACGAGGACTTGCTCTTTATTTCAAAATACACCCGGCATCGTATTATCGAAATCCTATCTGATCAGTTGGCGATGGACTGGAGACCCCAGATTGCCAAGCCTGTGGTTGAACTATGGCAGAACAAGAATGCGTTCACCGGCAGGCAGATCGAGAACATAACTTGGAAGATGAAGAACCTCCCCAAGCACCTGAGAGCGAGAGCGTATACATCAGAGTTTGCACTTAAATCCTCATGGGCTATGGGGGAACTTCTCGACATCTTTGGCGGGAAAAACTCTGACCTTCATATCTCCCCAGTCCAAATAGACCACCTGATTAAAGGCTACTTCGGCTGGCTGGGTGCGACCACCACAGGGATGTTTGATGTGCTTTCAGGCGGTGTTGATCCAACCACCCGGGCTGATGAGATGCGCGGCCTACTTCCCCTTGGATCGTTCTATCAAGGGTCACCTAAGAAGTCGTCCAAGTACATGACACTCTTTTACGAGCAGTTGGGAGAGGTAAACAAACTGAAGGCGGCATTTGATGCTTACAAGGGTAGGCAAATGGCTGATGAGGCTCGGGCCGTTGTCACCGACAACCTCGATGTGTATCGCTGGCTGAAGACCTACAATAAGGTCAACACAGCCTTCCAGAAGATGAATAAGCGTATCGGATTAATCTACGACGATGACGAAATGAGTCGCGATGACAAGAGGAAAGAGATCGATTCCCTTAACGAAAGGAAGGTTGAACTCGCCAAAAGGATCGTCCTGATAAGGGCGGAGCGGGAGGCGGAAGAAGGGATAGCGAGTAAGAATCCACTGGGTAGTTTGAGGTCTCAAAATTGAGGCGAATCCCTGTAACCGTAACTGTTTTGTGTGTATTATTAACGGGTTGCGGGACGATGACGAAGGTCGCCACCACGGCTACAGCCGCAACTGTCGGCGCAATCGCCGCAGGCCCACCGGGAGCCATAGTGGGGGCAATCGCGGGTGACCTTGCTGGTGAGATTATTATTGAACCGATCCTGACTATATATGAACACAAGAAAAAAGTTGAGGCCGTTATAAAACCGGATTCGTTCTGGACGCTCTTGCATAAAATGACCGAGGTTGCCGGTTGGCTGGTTGGGATTTTCCTGATCGCGCCATTCCTTCTTCCGTTCGTGGCGGGGCTATTGATCCCGGCTCCCGGGAGTAAGAAAAAATGACCTGTAAGCATTCGGTGGTGCGGGTGTCATGGATCGACGCGGATGATACGGCTGGATGGGCTGAATTCAAGAAAAGCAAAACTTGGATCATCCATACAATTGGTTATCTCGTTTCGTCAGGAAAGAAGAAAACGGATTTTGTCGTGCTGGCGGACTCGCACTTACCGGACTTAGACCAATGGGGAGGTTTGAACAGAATACCAAGGGGAATGGTTTTAGAAGTTGAAACCTTGGTTGAATCCACCCCATGCGGTCATTTCTATGAAAATACTCGTCATACCAGACACCCAGATTAAGCCCGGAGTACCCATCGTCCAGATGAAGTGGGCGGCACGGGCTATCAAAGATTACAAGCCCACCCATGTGGTTCATCTGGGTGACCATTGGGATTTCCCATCTTTGAGTTCCTATAGTTCCAAGCGTGAAATCGAGGGACAGAGGGTTATTGAGGATATTGAGGCCGGGAACAAGGCAATGAAATTGTTTTGGAAAACCCTCAAATCAGTTAAGAATCTACCTGAGTTCCACCTTCACGGTGGCAACCATGAGTACCGGCTGACCCGATATGTGGATGACCATCCTGTTTTGGAAGGGGTTCTGTCGGAAGAATTAATGAACCGGGATGGTTGGATTTTACATCCGTTCAAGACCGTGAACGAGATCGGTGGCGTCTATTTCAGCCACTACTTTTATGCCCCGTACACAGGCCGAGCCTATGGCGGGACAGCGGAAAATATCCTCCGCAATGTTGGCCTCTCATACTGTCAAGGTCACCGACAGGGAAAATTAGTGGCCGCGAGAGCCTTACCCACTGGACAGGTGCAAAGAGCGCTTATCTGTGGAAGTTGTTATCTACACAGGGAGGATTATCTTGGGCCGCAGGCCAAGGAATCTTGGCAGGGTATTGTCATGTTGAATGGAGTCGAGGACGGCGACTACGACATGATGGAGTTGAGCCTGAAGTACCTATGCAGACGCTACGAGAAGAAAGAATTATCTGATTACCTGTTAGAACAGGGGATCGAACCATGACCGATGAATACTACGAAACACAGGAAAAAAATATGCGTCTTGAGAAGCAGCGTCTGATCAGTAACCCCCAGTTTCAAAACGCCTTGATAGGGGCAAAGACTATGCGCGGGAAACTGGCCGCGTGTTACGCGATGCTGTCACAAACTGGCGCTTTTTCTGATTCGTCTCCAGAGATTTGGGAGATGCGGCAGGAAGTGATGGACTACATACCGGAGGAATTGCAAGATGGATAAGTCAAAATCCAAAGAAAAAGATTCACCAGAAGCCGCCCCCAAGGCGGCTTCTTCTGTTACAGGGATGCGAAAGTTACCTGTTGGCAGGCCATTCGTTAAGAACGATCCGAGGATCAATCGGGCGGGAAGACGTATAGGTTCAAGAAACAAATTTTCCCAAGCCTTCACCGACGCCATGCTCATAGACTTTGAGCAACACGGCCAGTCCGTGATCGCAGAGGTGCGTCAGAAAGACCCCTCCACCTATGTACGCATTGCCACGGCTCTGATCCCGTCAAGGACGGAACAAGAGATCGAGGTTAGAGATACCTCGGCTGAGAACGTAGCCGAGATCGATTGGGATATTATTGTTGGCGGGAAGAGTTAAGCCGCCTGACCTGACTTCCTAACCCAAAGGGTAGGCCCGGTGTCGTACCATTCCACCAGAAGTTGAGATGCTTTAAGTAAATTCGTTGTCTCCAGCGACGTGTACTGTGCTGTGACATCGCCTGTCGAGTGTCCCATTAAATCCTTTATTGTCTTCGTCGGCACATCCATCGCCTTTAGTCTAGTGGCGAAGGTGTGCCGGAGATCATGGAATCTGAATGAATGGCCCGGGCCTCTGGCATCAGCCAGACCTACTTCCCTCACCGCATTTTTAAAGCGCCGATTACCCAACACTGACCGGTAATTAGTTCGATCCTTCCCGCCAGAAACGAAGGTTCCATCCTCCGAGCGTGTTCGTGTGGGGTAAGTGAAGACATACTCTTCGTGTTGCCCCCGTTTACACTCAATGATGCCTCTGGCGATGGAGTTCAGCACCACCCGATGTGGTATACCGTTCTTGTTGCTGATATCAAACACCGAGCCAAGCCCTCGGATAACCACTTCCTGATCCCACCTGAGTCCCCGGATATACTTATCCCGCAGGCCCGTGTGGATAGCAAATAGCGCCGCGTCCTCTAAGTCAGGCGACAGGCGCTTTAACAACTCCCGCTCCTGCCCTCCAGTCAAAGGATAGCCCTTGACCGAGGTTGCTTCCAACTTTGCGATATGCCCCGGAGCGTCAACCCAAACCCGGTTATGCTCGTCCCACCACTCTGTATGAGCCATCTTCAAGATATGGCTTAACACATTCAGACGTTTGTTTATCGTCCCCGCCGTATTTTCAAAAACTTTCTGACAATGCCCGATCATCCTTTGGACATCCGGGTGATTAGTGTGGATCAGTTTCAAAGGAACCCTCCCTAAAAACATACTCAACACATATGTATGGAACACTGCATCTTTGATCTGGTGAGCGCTCTTGCGCGTTTTCCAATACTCCTTAATGCCGTCATCCACAGTGAAAGACTTTCTCGGCGGCCCCTCCTCAAGTTCCCTTTTCGTATTTATGATTACCCTTGTGAGAAGTTCTGCCGCGACCTCGTAGTACGTTTCGTAGGTACTGCCGCGAATTCTTGTCTTGTAAACGTGTGGGTAGAATGCTAACTGAGATGGTATCTCAACCACACGATCCATTTGCCAGATGCCGCTCCTTGAATCTAGGCTCAATCCTTTCATGCTTCCCCCTGTGGTAGTTCATCCATTGGCTTCAATGCCTCATATGGAACCCATATTGCTGGTCTACCGTTCTGATATTTATCTTCTTTTGGATAACCTTTACCATCCTTTCCCATGATCCACCCGTGGATTTTGTACCGACCATTAATGCCAGTGACCCTTATAAAGATGTGGTTATCTTTGTCTGTTCCTTTCATATACATTAATGTTGATTCTTTCGGTGAGGATCGAACCTCATAGATGCCAAGGTCTCCCTGCCCGAATCCGAAACCCTCGGGGTATATCTTCAGGTATTTTGCGACAGCCCACTCAGCCATTGCACCTTCAATGTGGAGTTGCCAGTCGTTGAAATGACCACACCCCATCGTTGGAGCGCGGTATTTCTTTTTCAGGTTTTGGATTTGGCGCATTTGGCCGTTCATTGATGCCAACATCATCTCCTTGGCATTTAATTCAATGATCATCCCATTTGCCAGCCTATCGCCATTTTAGGTTTTTAGATGTTGCGAAAACTCGAACTGGGGCGACGCTTTGGTCATCCACATATACAGGCGTCACGCCGTTTGGAAAATACACGGCTTGCCCCCCGGGCATAACAAACAATTGATACCCGTCGAACGAATCCGGGTGAGGTAGTTTGTTGATGTTCCGTGGTGGGGGGATTACCTTAATAGGGAGTTTCAATCCACGCCACTCTTTGTGTGGATTGAAGTCCCCGCCATAACACAGCGTACCCTCACTGTGGATCATTAGAATGGGATGTCGTCGTCGAAGTCATCGTCCTTCTTGTCTTCAGTGAATTCTTTTGGCGTTTTAGCCCGGATCGATCCCGATAACCGTACTGCCCCCGCCTGTGTTTCCCCCTTCCAGAGGGACACCCAGACCTCGGCTTGACCCGCGCCTAAGCCCAGTTCGGAAAGGTCAATCAACCCATCCCCGGTGTACACGGGGTCATTATCGCCCCTGCGCTTCTGATTTTTCAGTAGTGAGAATCGGTTTGGTTTATGTTCGTAAGCCATTATTTTCCCTCATAAATTACAGTGTATTTCAGTTCTCCCGGGTAAATCCGTTTCCTCTTGAGCCGTGGCGGCTCTTCACCGGAAACAACGTATTCCCAGAATTCGGCGAGGAGTGGCATCAGCCAGTCCCAGTATTCTTGGTTGAAGGGGACGTTCCAGATTCTTTGCTTGTCTGGTGTCCATGATTGGAAATGGCATCCGGGTAATTTGCATACGGCGAGTTGCGTTTGAACCTGAGCCATATGCTGTGGTGAGATGGATTCATACGGGTTTTCAGCACGGCATTTGATTTCGTGCAGACCCACCCCCATGATGACCCCATCAGGAGAAGCACCCAACCAATCACGGTTATCA